TCCATATGCAGAGAGACCCATTACCTTACCAATTGCACCAAGAAGGTGTAACCAGTTAGTGTACTCTTTTCCCGTTTTTGCTGCCATGATAGCAGCAGACATACCAGAGTAATAGTTTCCGAAGCAGTTATAACCATCTTCGGGCATATTATAGAATCTGAAGATCCTCTTCTCTTTGTTAAAATATCCGATTGAGTTATTCTCAATAAAATCCACCTTCATCAGGCAGGGATTATTGAGAGCAGAACCACCACCATCCAATGTAAGAAAAGATCCTTCATTGAATGGTGAAGTGAATACTGTTGATGCAGAATGGGCAAGGTGATGACCAACAAACTTGATAGTCGCCTTAGGGAATGACCTTTGGATCATTCTCTCTGCTGTTCCGTCATCAATCTGATCGAGTCCAATAAAATGATGGGATGCTACAGAGTATACAACATCCACATCATTTTTCGTAATTCCAGCAACGCTTAGACAATAATCAATGGATCTATGGGGATAGTTACCATCATGCTTGTGCCTAGAGAGTCTCTCTTCAGTTATACTACAGATGTGCTTTCCGTCGATAAAGATGGTGCAACCTGCATCATGCATAAAAGTTTCACCATTGGGTGCCAGAGCATCCCAGTCATAAGCACCATAGATACCAACAATGATCATTCTTCGGCAAGACGCTGGAAATAAGAAAGGGCATCGTCATCATCTTCATCAGAGGACTTAGACGACAGAGAGTTGAGTTCTGCCTTCAGATCCTGAGGAACGGGTTTGTATTCCTCCTCTTCATCAGCAACTTCTTCGTCCACAACAGGACGAGAGGCGGGTTTAGTAACACCCAGGACATAATCCAAACGCTTCTTCAGTTCATCGTAGGTCTTGAACTGAGCAGGAGCAGAGATCTCTTCCAGAGAATACTCTTTCGTCCAGATTGCTTCCAGTTCATCGTCAGAGAAGTCACCGAGAGTGCCAGGACGAGCAAACTCAGAAGAATCATAGTTCCAGTAACCTGCAACCTTTTTGATCTTCAGTTTGAAGTCTGCACCTGCCCAGAAGTCGAAGGGATTGATGGGTTCTTCGTCCTCAAACTCGGGTTGCATGGCAGCGAGGATCTTGTCATGGATCTTCTTACCATACTTATAGAGCATGACCTTGCCTTCGTTCTGAGGGTTAGCAGGGTCACGAACAACATAGATGTTGCTGTAGTAAGACAGTTTACGCTTCTGCTTACGGGCGGTCTCCTTATCGGAGTCAATACCACTGTTCCACAGTTGGGTATTGTACTCGGACACGGGGTCCTTCTGATTCATGGTGGTCAGAGAGTTCTCAATGTACCATCCACCAGGTCCTTGGAAGGCATGAGAGTACATACGGGTCCAAGGGAGGTCCTCACCATTAGGGGCGGGGAGGAAACGGATAACGGCATAACCGTTACCTGCTTTGTCCACCTCAGGTTTCCAGAGACGATCGTCTCCACCTTGAGGGGAGTTCGACTTCTCAACCTCTTTAACGAGTTTGGCAGTAAGACTGCCGAGAGAAGACTGCTTCTTGAGCGATGCGAAAGACATAGATTTGGCCTGTGTTTTTAGGATTTGGTCTGTGCGAGTCCATTATAGGATGACTCATCTATCCCTGTCAAGGACTTTCTCCCTGACCGATTCAAGCGTTTTCCTCATGTTGGAGAACAGAACCGAGCAGTCGATGTCCTTTGGGAACCCCATCATTATAGCAGAGTCACGGACATTATTCGCAACCTGCTTTGCACGGGGATCGTCTGACAATTTGAGACGGGTGTAGAGAATCTCCTGCTTTTCTAGGAGATAGTCTAACCGCTCTAAGTGTTCAATCTTTTCTTCAACAGAGAGTTCGGGAAACTTAAATGCTTCCTTATAAATTTCTGCCTGAAGATCGTTGATCTCCTCCATTTCTTGCTGAACAAGTTCAGAATCGAAGAAACTAGACATGAATCACCTCCCTTAATATCTTTTTATACTTGAACACATCGATATTTAGGAACGGTTTATACTTCCTAATTTTCAATGATACGGTTTCCCACACTGGGTCCAAGAGTTTCTTATCGAAATCATTCCCGAACAGGAATATTCTATCATAGATTACCAATGTTTCAATACTAACT